CAAGATCCGCTGGGGCCTGTCATCCGTGCGGACCATTCGCACCGCGGGCGCCTACGCGGGCACCGATGAGCAGTTCCGCCAGCAGGTTTCGCGCGTGGACGCGGACATCGTGCTGGATGCGGACGCCATGAGCCAGCCTGGCGCCAAGTTCGAGGTCGAGCGCGACTTCAACCTCAGCGAGCAGCAGTACAAGATGCTGGGTGACGCACGCACGGCCATCGAGCGCACGTCAGGGATCACCCCGAGCTTTCAGGGCCAGCGCGGCACGGCCACCAGCGGCGTGCAGGAATCTACCCAGGTCGAGCAGTCCATTCAGGCCCTGGCCGACATCAATGACAACTTCGATTCCGCCCGCGCACAAGTGGGTGACTTGCTGATGTCCTTGATCGTGGAAGACATGATCGGCGTCGAGGAAACCGTGCTGATCGACGGCAAGGGCCTGAAGCCCGACAAGACCGTGATGCTGAACGCTCCGGTGATCGACCCGGAAACGGGCATCAAGACGCTGGACAACGATGTGGAGCGCACCAAGCTGAAGGTGACGCTTGAGGATGTCCCGAGCACGCCATCGTTCAAGGCGCAGCAACTGGGCGCGCTGTCCGAGGCGTTCAAGAGCATGGGCCAGCAGTACCAGCCGGTCGTGCTGCCCCACCTGTTGAGCCTGATGAACATCCCGAACAAGCAGGCCATCATCGAAGGCGTCAAGTTGGCCGCCCAGCAGCAGAGCGAGGAACAGATCCAGCAGCGCATCAAGGATGCCGTGGTGGCCGCCGGGATCGATGTCAAGAACCGGGAACTGGCCCTGAAGTACCCGGCCGGCGCCAACGAGGCGCAGGACGCACTGATCCGGGCCCAGGCCGTCGAGGTCGGTGTCAAGGCCGCATTCGCCGCAATCCAAACGGCTGGCGCGATCGTGCAGACGCCGCAAATCTCACCGGTGGCCGACATGGTGATGAAGCTGGCCGGCTACCAGACGCCGAACCCGGTCGGAGTGGACCCAAACTACCCGATCCCGGACGGACAGGCGCTACCATCGGTTGACCCTGCAGCGGCCGCGCAAGTTGTCGACATCCCGCCCGTGCAGCAAAATACCAGCCCGCAGTTCCCGCCGGTGCCGCAGCAGCCCAGAAGCCCGATGCAAGGAATTGAAACGCAGCGGCAGGACAGCGCGCCGACCGACCCGACTACCAACCAAGAAGGACAACCATGAGCACAGACAAAGAGATCGAGGCAGATATCGTTGGGGAAATCTTCTTTCATGGGGCTGAAATCCTCGACGGCATAGATGAAGGCGCCCCAAGTGACGTTTCTGCGGCGTGCGTGAACCTTTACGGCCCCAACAGCGTGAAAGATGCGCTGCTTACCATGACCTTTTGTGTCCTGGTCTTTCGCACAGGAATCCTAGTCACCGGCGAGGCTGTCTGTGATTCTCACGATAACTTCAACAAGGAAACTGGCCGTAAAATCGCCCGCGCAAAAGCCGTTGACAAGATGTTGGCACTACCCGACTACCAACCAAGAAGGACAACCATGAGCACAGACAAAGAGATCGAGGCAGAGATTCAGGCCAAGGGCAAGACCGCCCCGCGCGTGACGCCGGCTGACATCGAGGCGAACATCGCCAGCGAACACTACTTCACTGCGCTGAATGGCGTCGAAGGCGTTGACCCGAAAGCGACGGTGTACGGGACTTCTGACGATGAGGTCCCCGAAGAGCTTGGGCTTTTGACCTTCTGTGTCCTGGTGCTGCGCAACGGGTTCACCGTCACCGGAGAAAGTGCCTGCGCCAGCCCGGAGAACTTCGACGCCGAGATTGGCCGCAAGATTGCCCGCGCCAATGCAATGGCCAAGATGTGGCCATTGATGGGCTACGCGCTCAAGCAGGATCTTGCGAAATCATGAGCCTGATTGCCGCGACCCGTGAAGTCGAATCGCTGCTTGACAACCTCAAGCGGCAGGCGGAACAGCAGCAGCGCGCGTACTTCAACGTCATCACCGGCATGGTACACATGCACCAGAAACACCGAGTCGCCGGGAACTACCTGGTTTCAGACGAGATCCGCGCCTTGCTGAATTCAGTTTCCATCGAGATCCTGCAGGGTACAGACGGATACCAGTGGGACAAGATTCCGAAAAGCCTGGTTGGCCGCCCGGTCGGAGACACATGGCGCACCAAGGTTTGATTCCAGCCATGGCGATGGTTTCCGTGGACATCCAACCGCCCGGCCGTGATGGCGCGCTGGCGCATGTTCCCATCGGCGTAAAGCCTCTCGCGGGGGTTTGAGTATCGAGACGACCACGCATAAATTTGGGTCTGCATCGCTGTGAAGCGAAGCTAGTCCCGCAGATGGATGGATAAGGGGCTTCGGCCCCTTTTCCTTTTGTCGGCGATCAACCCAATGCGGCCACGGCGATATGTGGCGGGAAGACCCCGATGGACGTTTTTGAACAGTTCTACCTTGACCACCAGGACGCAGACGGCAACCTGACTGATGCGCAAATGGCCCAGATGCTTACGCTGGACCAGCAGGGCGATACCGGCACCAAGTTGCCGGAAACCGATGTGCCCGACATCGACGCAGCACCAGCAGAGGCACAAAGCCTTCCTGAAACTCTGCCAGTTGAAGCCACACAACCACAGCCCGAGCCTGTTGTGCTGGCGAAGGACGGTGTTCACACCATTCCTTTCGAGAAGCTGGAAGAAGCGAGACAGCAAGCACAGCATTGGTCGCGTATCGCGGCTGAGAAGGATGCCGAAATCGCGCGCCTCACAGCGGACGTACAGGCCCCGACTCAGCCCGCTGAAGGAGAAGCCACACCGCAAGGCGAGGCAGTGACTTTTGGCGACTACAGCGATGAAGCCATGACGAAGGGTGTCCAGGCCGTTGCAAGCGCCGAGGTAGCGAAAGCTGTCGCGGCAATGCAGGCCAAGTTCGAGCAGGTACTTGCCCCCCTCAAGGAGCAAGAGCAGACCACCGCACTGGAAGCCCACTTCAAGGCGCTGACCGATGCCAACCCGGACCACAACCAGATCGTCAGTGGCCAGCCGCTGCAGGACTGGATTGAAAAGCAGCCTTCATTCGTGCGCGACCAGTACAAAACTGTGTTCGAGCGCGGTACAGCCGCCCAGGTCATCGAGCTTGTGTCCACGTTCAAGAGTCAGTCAGGTATCGGACAGACCGCGCCTACCAGCGCGGCACAGAAGGCGAAGGATGCGATTGCAAGCGCGAAAGTCGTGCGGCCCACCAGCTTGACGGACATCCCGGCAGGTTCGAGCGCCCACCACGATGAAGCCGAGGCGATCCGGGAAATGACCAATGGCGGCCTGATGGCCAAGTTCGGCTCGATGTCGGATCCCTCAAAGATCCTGGCGCAGTTGGACCGCCTGGTCTGAGTCAGTAGCAAAAACACGCATCGCTGTGAAGCGAGGCAGTCCTCTAAAGGAGATCCATCATGGGTCAAACGGTCATCCCCTATGGCAGCCCGCAGGCACTGAAGATTCAGTCCGCCGGCCTGTTCGCTGCGCACATGCAGCGCAATTCGACGCTCAACCGCCTCACCGGCAAGCTGCCCCAGCAGTCCGACGCCGAGGCCAACCTGCGCCAGCAGTCCAGTTCGGAACTCCCCATCGTGCGCTGCATGGACCTGACCAAGAGCGCCGGTGACGAGATCACTTTCGACCTGATCAACCCGATGTCTGGCAAACCGATCATGGGCGAACGCTACGCCGAGGGCCTTGGCCGTGCGATGGCATTCAGCCAGGACAAGCTGCGCATCAACCAGACCCGCTACCCCATCAGCGGCGGCGGGATGATGACACAGCAGCGCACCCCGCACCAGCTGCGTAAGCTGGCCCGCGCGCTGGGCGACAGCTACATGAACCGCCTGCAGGACCAGCTGACGCTGACCCATCTGGCCGGCGCGCGGGGCTTCCACAACAACATCGAGTGGGCGCTTCCTCTGGCCTCTGATCCTGATTTCGCTGAAATCTGTGTGAACGCTGTCAAGGCGCCCACAAAGAACCGGCACTTCATGAGTACGGGCACTGGCATCGAGAAAATCAAAGCCGCAGGCAACGAGATCACGATCGCTACGACCGATGTCCTGAACATGGAAGTTGTGGACGGCATTCGCACCTTCTTGGACTCGATGCCCCTGCCGCCCCCGCCCGTCATCTTTGACGGCGACAAGATGGCCACGGATGTGCCCCTGCGCGTGCTGCTGGTGTCGTCTGAGCAGTACACCAGTTTCGTCCAGAGCACGAACTTCCGCACCTTGCAGGCAAATGCCCTTGCGCGTTCCAGCATGGCCGGTGGGCACCCGCTGTTCCAGGGCGACGCCGGCATCTTCAACGGCATCCTGATTGTCAAGATGCCCAAGCCGATCCGTTTCTACAGCGGGGATAGCCTGCGCTACTGCGCCAGCTACACCAGCGAGACGGAAACCTCGACCGACCTGGTGCCTGCAGCCTTCGCGGCGGCCGGCTACGCGGTGGACCGGGCCCTGTTGCTGGGCGGCCAGGCGCTCGCTGAGGCATTCGGCAAGAACGGCCACACCGGCAACCCGTTCTTCTGGAGCGAGAAACTTTTGGATCACGACGACAAGCTGGAAGTGCTGATCGGAATGATGTCCGGCAAGTCCAAGGTCCGCTTCGAGATCGACTTTGGCGACCAGAAGCAGTTCACCGACAACGGCGTGATTGCGATCGACACGGCCGTGAAGCTGGCCGGTGTCTGATGAATCGGGGCCCGGTTCGCCGGGCTCCATTCACAACCCCCAATCACCCAGGAGAACGAAATGAGCACCATCACCAAGAAGTACATCCGTCAGGATCCCAAGTTCGCAACCGACGGCTGCGGCAATTCCTACAAAGAGGTTTTCAGCCTGGAAACGAACGCCACCGGCGCCGCGCTGAACTCGGACCAGACCACGGCCATCGCGCTGGGCGACGTGGTTCGCATCGGCGTGCTGCCCGCTGGCATGGAGATCCGTGACCTTCTGGCCATTGTCTCGACGGCCTTCACGGCGCTTGTCACCGCCAAGGTGGGCTTCGCCTACGTGGATGGCGTGGATTCCGCGGCCGTCCCACAGAACGATGCCTACTGGGCCACTGCATGGGCCATCAACACGACCGGGCGCTATGCCCCGACCGTGTTCAACAAGCCCATCACGCTCCCGAAGGACGCCTACCTGATCCTGACGACTGCTGGCGCTGCCAACGCCAAGGCTGCCCGCCTGGATCTGGTGGTTGACGGTATCGCCCACGGCAACCCCTGATCGGTAGCCGGTAAGTAAGGGTGGGTCGGTTCTCAAAAGGGACCGGCCCATTTTTGTACCAGAAGGAACCCACATGAGCACTCTCACCCCAATCAAGTACGTCGGCAAGCGCCCGACCTACATCGACGGCATGTATGGCACTCATACCGCATTCGTGCAGGGTGAAACCGCCATGGTGGATGCCGACATTGCAGTCAAGATGCTGCGCCACACCGACCAGTACCAGCCAGGCGTCGAGGCCGGTGCATCGCCCGCGGTGGAATCGAAGCCGGTCACTGAAAAAGACGAGGACACGCAGGACCTGCGCGACCAGATCAACATTATGGACAAGCACGCGCTCAAGCAGATGGCGTGGGAGCGATACCAGCAGAGATTCTCTGGCAATCCATCGGTTGAAAGCCTTCGCGCCAAAGTAACGCAGCTGGTTGACCAGTTCGGGGCGCTCTGAAATGACGCTGGCCGAGCTCATTGCTTCATTCCGCGCGGATGCGGATGACCTTGTTGTCCCCTATCTGTGGTCGGATGCGGACCTGAAGCGCTGGCTGAACGAAGCAGAGCAGGAGGCATGCCTGCGCGCCAAGCTGCTTTTTGACGCCAGCACCGTGGCCGTATGCCAGATCGCCATCGTGGCCGGCACAACCAGTTATGCGCTGCACACCAAGGTGCATGACGTTGAGCACGCCAGGATCATCGACGCGAACGGGACAGTCACCAAGCTGGCCATCCTGGACCGCATCGAACTTGAGCGCATCAGGCCGGACTGGCGCTATGAAACCAGGCCGCCGCGCGCACTGATCCGCTATGACGGCCGCATCGAAGTTGATTGCATCCCGGATGCCAACTACACGCTGCGACTGGAAGTTCACCGCCTGCCTCTGGTGGACATGACTTCCGACCTGCATGACCCAGAGATCGCTGCCATCCATCACCGCCACCTGGTGAACTGGATGCTCCACCGCGCCTACGCCAAGCCGGACAGCGAAACCCGCGACCCGGGCAAGTCAGCCAGAGCAGAAGCTGAATTTACCAAGGTATTCGGGATGCGACCGGACGCAGATCTTCGACGGGCCCAGCAGGCCAACCGCCCACAGTTCAACAAAGCCGTCTGGTAACAGACAACCCAGGAGCCCACAATGGCCAACGCACTCTACGGACTCGGCAAAGAGAAGATCCTCTCCGGCGCCATCAACTTCGTTTCCGACACGATCAAAGTCGCGCTGGTCAAAAACACCTACCCGCAGAACCTTTCGACCGACGAGTGGTACACGGCCATCAGCGCCTACGTGGTCGGGACACCCCAGACCCTGGGCAGCAAGACGGTTGCTCTGGGCGTCCTCGATGCGGGCGACGCAACCTACACCGCTGTGACTGCGGGCAACACGCTCGAAGCCGTGGTGATCTACAAGGACACCGGCACGGCCGGTACCTCGGCCCTGATTGCCTACATCGACACCATCACCGGCTTCCCTCTGGCCACCAACGGGGGTGACATCACGGTGCAGTGGGACAACGGGGCTTACAAAATCTTCTCGCTGTAAGGGGTCGGTATGGCTGGCGATGCTGCTTATGCCAACGTTTCGCTGCTGTTGCATGGCGACGGCGCGAACAACTCGACTACCTTCACTGATAACAGCCCGACACCGAAGACATTAACTGCGAATGGAAACGCGCAGATCAGCACTGCGGAAAGTAAGTGGGGCGGGGCGTCGATGAAGTTCGACGGGAACGGGGACTATCTATCGAGTGCGTCAGACCTGACTAACCTCGCGTTCGGTACTGGCGACTTCACGATTGAGTTCTATGCGAAGAAGTCTGCGAACGGGGTTAATGGGTATGACAGCGTTATTCAGACCTACACCGGATCGACCTCAGTAGGGGGGTACAACCTGGAGCTATCATCTACCAGGGGATTCTTCTTCAGCGGCGCCAACGTCACAATCGTCAGCTACAGCACCAACCCGAACGATTCGACCTGGCACCATTGGGCGATCACAAGGTCTGGAGCGACCGTAAAGATGTTCAAGGACGGCGCGGTCGTCGCAACAGCGACATCTGGCGCGAGCCTTGGGG